CTGTTCCGGCAGATACTGCTGTTATATCTCCAACATCATTTGTGATCCATGTAAAATCCATGTCGGTGTTTGTTGCTTTAGATAATATTTGACCAGTCGTTCCACCTTTAAGATCAACCAATGATGTGTCAATGGCTGAACCAAGTGTGCGGATAGCAGCTGCGCCATCCTTAACCAGATCGGTGTCGTCCGGTGTTTCCCAATTAAAATTTGTTGTGTTTGCCATATTAGGCTACTGCTCCTATCGCGTTTTCCCATGTTAGTATAGCGGATAAAGTGTTCCAAGCCTCTGAGGCTGATACTTGCTCCCATTGCAATGCAACTTGAGAGAACTCGATCGGACTCAAATTTATGGTCAAGAATAATTCGTTGAATCTAGTGCTCCAACGCCAGCCTTCAACATAACCCTCAAATTGTTGAGTTGGGGCTATCTGAACAGGCAAGTCTGTTATTCGCATTGGCTGACCAACAAAGATTTGAAGCAAGGCATCTCGGTCAGCATCATCAATTGCTGAGTTAGTCAATGGGAATGTAATGCTGTCAAATAAGGCTCTTGGATAAGATCTAAGGGCAATAAACCGATCAGCCACAGCTTGTGCATCGGTGGCATCATGCAAGACTGTATTTAAGGTTTCACCTCGATAACCAAAGGTTGCAATACTATTCAGATCAATTGCGGTTTTCTGTGATCCATAATTGTTGCCGTAATTAAGGATAATTTCGTTTCGAACATCTGCACCTCTAATTAAAACCTTTAATCCTGCACCAATAGCGGTATTGGCTGAAATCTCTGTGTATCCGTTATTTGCGAGGTAATTCTGTCTATGAGTTGTGTCAGCATAGGAGATCCGACCCTCATTGTCCTCATACAAAACACCAAGTGCGCTATTAGCAATAAGGCTTGCAATGTTGTAAGTGGTATCAGGATCAGCGGTTCGATTTTGAAGTTCATAAACACCAGGACGATCAATCTCGCCAAGTCCTACATTTTCAGCATTTGCCCAAGTAGTTGTTGGATCATATCCTGACCAAGTTTCAGCTGATGGTACTTCATTCCAATTGTTTAAGAATATCTCTGAAAGCAATTCATAGATTTGATCGCCATCATCAGCTTGAGCCAATGTTCCGTCATAGATTACTTTTGGCAACTTAGCCAATGAACCTAATGCAAGGATTGTATAAGTAAAGGTTTCAGCAATACTGCTAGCAGTTGCAACCTCGGTTGTGATATCTGTAATGTTGCCACCAAATAAAGTTCGATAGGTGTTTGTACTGTCCTTGACTTGTAAAGTCAGTCCGTCATTAACTTGCAAATTATAGTTTTCATTATTCAAAGCAACCAATTCAATTTGCAAATAAGATGGATTAGGCTGAGAATAAATATCCTCACGACCAGCCTGATGGGCAATGTCTGAAATTGCTACATTTGTGTATTCAACTCCATTAACAGTTAATTTATATTCGGGGGTAAATACAGTCATTATCCGCCCTTGATGCCTGAGTTATACAGCTGTGGAACTGATCTAGATGCGCTGTTATTTAATACCTTAGCAACTGCTCTTGCAGCACCTTCGCTATCTACGGCTTGAACTGAAATGTTATTAACTGTAGTGCCGGCTCTTGCAGCACCTGCTGCTAATTGAGCAGCGGTAGCAGGTTGAGCATTAGCAACAGCGGAAGTTGCTTGACCAAATGGAGTTCCAACGGCCGTTGATGCGCCTATTGGACTAATATTTGGCAAAATTGGAATTGCATTGTATCGAGCAATTAAAGCATTAATGGCGGCAATTGCGACATCTACGGATGTTTGAATTGCTGAAATAACTTTGCCAATAATATCTACAACCCCACCTGCGATAACTCCGACTGTCTTTAAGGCAGCACCTAATGTGCCAACCAAAATTGGAATAACAACATCAACAACAAATTTACCAAAAGCATCAAATGCTTCTTGATTATCTTTAATAGCTTGCTTAATTGGATCAAAGTATGCAGCAAATTCTTGAAGTTTTGGAACAACTTTATTAACAATTAAATTGACAAATTGTTCAACAAATGGAAGTAGGCGATAACCAATTTCCTCTTTGGCTTCTTCAAATGCTTGCTTTAATCGATCAATCCTGCCTTGAAATGTTTCAGCATTTGCAGCTGCTGCCCCACCATAAAGATTGGTTAATGCCTTCGTAGTTTCGGTAAAATCCATTGCTTTAGCATCAGCTTGAGTTATACCAATCCCAAGTCTTACTAATCTTGTATCTTGTCCTTCATAAGCTTTTGATAATGCTTCAACTACTGAACTTAAATCTTTGCCAGTTCCTTTTGATATATCAATTGCTAAATTAAGTAAATCTTGAGATTTTGTGGCATCTTTAGTTGATACCGATAATCTCTGGAATGAAATTCTCAAATCATTATCAGTAATACCTGTGGCTAATTGGGTCTTTCGGATATAATCCTCAGTAGCTTTAATTTGGGCATCAGTAGCCCCTGTGGCGGTCTTTAAGGCAGCAGCCAACCTTAACTGTGCCTGTTCATCCTCAATCGCTGATTTGACCCCATCAACGGCTAATTTACCAGCATAAGCAACAGCAGCAGCAGCAGCGACTGCAAATGCAGCAGCAGCCTTTTTTCCAAAATCAGCAATTTTACTTGCGTTGGTTTCAACCGCTTTGTCAGCTTCACCTAATTTCTTTTTTAAGTCATCAACATCGGCAAGGATTGATAATTTCAAGGTGCGACTACCGGTTGCCATTAGACCCATTCCTTAATAATTCGATCAAAACTTTGTTCCCACTTGTCAATCAATTCAGGCTGAATTCTGCGAAGGGTTGGATAGATAAACCATCCACGACTACCTCTGCCTTGCCGTCCTGAATAACTAGGGAACTGTTTGAATTTATTTGAACCAAACTCAATACCACCCCATAGGGTTTGCGTAGTAGCACCACCTGAAAATTTCTGTCTTGCGAAACCATAACTGAATTCACCGATTTTGCTGGATTTAGAGATGCTGACACCATCCGCAACTCTTTCCGCAACTTTGCGAGATTTTGTTCGAGTTCTAGCTGCTTGCTTAATTTCCTCTGATGCAAAATACGCCAACGCAGCAGACTGCGCTCTTGCTTCCTCAGTAGCTTGTTCATCCATGAGTTTGAATGCTTTGTAAATATCACGCAGATCGGATTTGTTGTAGGCGATTGTTTCATTTGCCATTCCGTTTCTCCAATATCTCGATCGCTGTCAAAATGTCGTCTGCATCAACCCATTCGCTCATTGGTATGTGTGTGGCTATTGCCAACTCCACCAATAACCTGTTTAGGCTTCCTGCTTTGTGGCTTTTGGGTCTGCATCACCAACGATGACATCAGCTACAGTTTCCATCCAAATATCCATTGGTTTGATTGGTTTGCTTCCGGCAACTTCACGCTTATGAGCATGATAAGCCAAAAACATAAGATCCCAAATGCCAAGTTTTTCACTTGCTTGCCCAATGGTATTTCCTGTCTGCTTTTCCCATTTTGCCCACTCAGGCGGTTGGGCAATATAAGTTGCTTGCTCGCCTGAGTTATATTCAATTGTAATTGGTAGTTTCATTTTGCTCCCGTTTTATTTTTTAACTAAAGGTTTCTACTACTGCGCCTTTAGATACTGTGAATGTGAATGATACTGTCTGAGCATCAATACCTGAACCACCAGCAGTAGGAAACTCAGGCTTTACTGGAAACACAAATTGTGCTCCTGATGCAGCTGTAAGTGTCATGCTGATATCTGTATCTGGTGCTGATTCCGCAGCAGCCCATAGAGCCTCGCAAACTGAGTTTGCCTTGCCCCAATCTGCCAACATATCCAATTGGAATGTTCCAGAAATGTTTGTGGTCTTGTAAGCCTCGCCATCCATTGTCTGATAAACCTGACGCTCATTAACCTTTGTTAATACTGCGTTTGTCGCTTGTGCTTGAATATCTGTTCCACCTGTGAAAGATAAACCAACATCACGACCGGTAATTACGACTGTTGCCATGATTTCTCCTTATGCTGTTTGTGTGTAGTAGGTAGATACTCGAACATCTGCGATAAGCAGCGTTGATGCACCAACTTGTGAAACTGTCGGTCTTTCAACCGAGCTGACGATATATCCTGCTGGGATAACTGCCAGAACACTCATGATTAATTGCTCGATGTTATCGAGTGATGCAGGATTGCTGTTATATGCAACCGCAACTGAAATTGTAAAATTGATCTTTGTATGAATAGTAGATTTGTTAATTGTTTCTAATTCTAAATATGGAGAATCAGGAACTACAACCACAGCTGGTGGAATGACCGACTCTGGAACATAAGAATAAACATTTCCAGCAACACCAGCCAAAGCGGTTGCAAGTGGTGTGCGAATATCTGAAAGAATTGTGCTTGGCACTATTGAGCCAAACTATCGGTGTCCATATATGAACCCAATAAACCAACGCACTTATTAAATAATGATCGACCCATTCTAAACGGTGTTGATGTGAAATCTACGCCTTCGATTTGTCCTCCACCGGCAAGTCTTGCTTGGAAAACTTCGACTGAAACTGTATAGACGGCTGACTGAACAGCTGCGTTTCCAACATAAGTTGATGCGCTAGAAAGGGTAGCAACTCCGGATGGGATGACATTAGCTTCGAGTATATCGGCGTTAGTGATCGATGCTGAAAAGGTATATTGTCCAAGATTGTCTGCCAAGACAGTTCGTGTGCCGTTGTATGGGCTTCCGCATCCTGTGATGACAACTGATTGTCCTTCGGTAAATTCATGAATTCCTAGTGTAGTAAATGTAGCAACATTGTCTGACAATGAAGTTGCTTGAATAGGTGCTTTGAATGAAACTAGCATTGGCAGAATAACTGTTTCTGCGGTGTCAATAATTTGATTTAGATAAGTATCGTCATATAAAGCAGACGACACACCAAGCACAGATCTCAACTGTGTAGCTGTAATTATGCTTGGCATGTCATCTCCTTACTCCCATATTCGACTGCCTGAGATCGGGAGCAACCTCAGGCATGATTTATCAGGTTAGGTTGTAGCGACGAACTCCACCGGCAACAAGAACGCCAGTTGCTAGATAACCATAAAGCATAGTCTCAATCTCACCGCTGACC